CTCCCAAGCTGAAGGCGACATCATGTACTGCAACAGCAGTGGTGATTGGGTGCGCCTTGCTAAAGGTACGGCGGGTCAGCTTCTCGCCCAGAACAGCGGCTTGACGGCACCGGAATGGATTGATGCGGGCGGCGGCTTGGTGGCTATCAGTACGAGTACATTCTCGGGCGCGTCGACTGCTGAGATTACGTCAGGGATCGACGGTACCTACGACATTTACATTATCGAGGGCCTAATCGACGACTTCTCCGCTGATGGAAAACACACCAAGATGCGGTGGTCTGACGACAACGGCTCGACGTATGCATCCGCTAATTACCGCTTCGCCATCAGTGGCTTCAATGACAGCCTTGCCGCGCGTCAGGATAGTGGTGCCGGTGGCGACCATATTAAGGTGACGTATAACAACGACACCGATAACGCCATGCAGACGTGGTTCCGCGTGACGCTGCTCAACCCCCAGCAGACGGGGGAGCGGAAGTCCTGCAAGATTGAGACGGTGGGCTACGACAACACCACAACGAACGGCTTCTCTTATCAAAACGGTGGTGCTGTCCTCACGTCTGGCGACCCTGTGACAAACACGATCAACGGTGTCCAGTTCTTCCCTGACAGCGGCACGTTCGACGGCACCCTCTATCTCTACGGCATGAGCCGACCGGCGTAAGGAGGCCGACATGACCCAAACACTCATTGATCCCCGCATGTTCGATACCGGCACCGCGCTCCCGGCGATGGATGGTTCGTCGCTGACTTCACTCCCCTTGGTGTGGAACCTGATATCTAAGCAAGACCCTAGCGCAGCTTCCGCTGTAGAGTTTACCGGCTTAACAACCTACGAAATGATGTTGTGTGTTGGTCAAGTACGCGCCTCCGCTGCCGTTGCCTTAAATGTACAAGGCAGCGTAGATAACGGTTCAACATACGGTTCCACAAATTATCAAGGCTACTGGAGTGGCATCAACCGTGCCGGGACAAACCAAGACAACAACGTGTCCAACGGATCAAACGGCATCATACATGCGGCACAAGAAGGCGGGTCCACATACGATACCGGGTTCAGCATGATAATTACCGGAGGCTCGACCACTTCTGGTGGGATCAACTTTCAGACTACTGGACTTGCGAATGTCTTGATGCAAACTGGAGGGTTTACTTGGGAGCATCCTGGCGCGAACGACATGGATGCCTTTAAGATTTACCCTGCGTCTGGGACTATCACCGGAACAATTGCACTGTTTGGTGCTGTATCTATCTAACTTAGGAGAAGTAAAATGCCTCGTTCTGACTACACCCACAAAATGGTCAACGGCGAACAAGTGCCGTTGACTGAAGCTGAAATCGACGAGTGCGTTGCTCGTGAAGAAGCTCACGCTGCTGAAGCACCGGCCCGTGCAATGGCGGCAATTCGCAACGAACGCAACAGCCGCATTGCTGCGACTGACTATCTCGCGTTGTCGGATCAGACTATGTCTGCTGAGATGACGGCGTACCGTCAAGCTCTGCGTGATGTGCCATCGACTGATGATCCTGTCGGCTTTGTGGCAAGCTGGAATGAATTTCAGGCTGGCGCTGATGGCGCTGTAGACCCGTGGCCGTCTAAACCGAATGGCTAAAAAGTCGAGAACACAAAACCAATTCGTCGCGTTATCAAGCGGCGCACGAAGCCGGTTGGGTTGCGGCATCGAAAGAAGCTCGGCCCCAAGTCTAGCATGAGGGTGCGATAATGGAGTTTGGACTGCGCGATCTGGTGACACTGCTAACCGTCGTCGGCGGCGGCTATGCCACCGTCCGCGTGATTGAGACTAAGCTCGCTCGCGTGATGCTAGATGTTGTCGAGCTGCAAAAAACAATCAAGCACATTTGGAACGCCATTGATACGCTCCAAGAAGGCAGGGGCGTAATGGAAAAGCAGCTTTCAAACTTTAGCGTAATTTTGTCGCCCGACCGCTTGGCCAATCTCAACTACAAGGCCGGAGAAACCGAAGCGCGTCTTTGCGTTGTCGAAGAACGATTAGGTGCGCTTGCCCGCATGCACAACGGCGAGCATAAACCGGTGGCCGCGAAATGAAAGAGCGCCTTGCCATCGACGCCGTTGTCGCCGCACCGGCCTTGAGCCTACCTTGGTGGCTCCACGCGGTGGAGGAGGGCATGCAGTTCGGCATCGTCTGCGTCACGCTGGTGATCGTTATCCTACGGCTGCGGATTGCAATTCGAGATTGGAAACAGCGATGATCTGGCGGCTGAATTTTGTTCGAAAGATGGCAAGCTTAGTCGGCAAACTCGACGCCTACTTGTGGCGCAAGTGCTGGTCGCACAAATGAAACACATTCTTGCCGCATTGTTATTGCTCTTGTGGCCAACTGCGGCAAAGGCGTGGCAAGTCGGAGACATCGTTCCAGTGCAATTTGCGTGTCGGACACAACAGGCAATCAACGCCATCGCCGAGGCCGACAAAGCGTCCGATGCGCTGGCGTTGGACATATTCAAAAAGTTGATGAGCATTCGTCTTTGTGCGGCATGGCCAATGCCGATTGGGAACGCAAAGATTGATGAGATCACTGCGCGATACATCGACAGCGTGGGCAGAGAAACCATCATCGCTCGATGCGTTTCTCCGAATGCTCCAGATCAAAACTTCTGGATGTTATTGACGGTTAAACGACCTGGGAAAGCGGCATGGCAGTTTCCGATGAGGAATTTATAGCGTTGTTCACGCAGCTTGGAGCGACACAAACCGCAAAGAAATTAAACATCGTCGAGCGCAAGGTCTACGAGCGGCGCAGGCGCATTGAGAAAAAGTACGACAGGCCGGTCTACGCGCCGCACAACGCACCAACTGAGCATTACCCTGAGCGCCGACAGATCGACGTGCAGGACGGCGTGGTGCTTGTGTTCTCTGACGCGCACTACTGGCCGGGCATCTCATCGACCGCACACCGCGCGTTGCTGGTGGCTTGTAAAAAGTTTAAGCCCAAGGTCGTCATCTGCAACGGTGACGCCTTCGACGGCGCGTCGATCAGCCGTCACGCCGCGATTGGCTGGGAAAACAGCCCATCCGTCGCAGACGAAATTGAAGCCTGCAAAGAAAGGCTTGGCGAGATCGAGGCTGCTGCAAAGGGTGCAAAGTTGTTTTGGCCGCTGGGCAACCACGATGCCAGATTTGAAAGCAGGCTTGCAGCGGTGGCGCCTGAGTTTGTGCGCGTTGATGGCGTGCATCTAAAAGATCATCTACCCAATTGGCAACCGTGCTGGAGCGTTTGGATAAATCACGACACGGTGGTCAAGCATCGGTATAAAGGCGGCATCCATGCAACCCACAATAACACTTTGTGGGCATCTAAAAATGTTGTTACTGGCCACCTGCACAGCTTGAAGGTGACGCCATACACCACCTACGGAGAGACGGCTGATGCACCCCCGCGAACCACTTGGGGCGTTGACACCGGCACACTGGCAGACCCGCATGGCCCGCAGTTTAGGGATTACATGGAGGACAACCCTCGGAATTGGCGGTCGGGGTTTGCTGTGTTAACATTTAAGGCCGGTCGCCTCATGTGGCCGGAACTCGTTCATGTCATTGCGCCGGGAGTCGTTGAGTTCCGAGGCGAGGAGTGGGAAGTGTAATGCTTAGTTTGCTAGGATCGCTGCTTGGATTTGGAACCTCGTTTTTGCCGAAGGTTATGGATTATTTTCAAGATAAGCAGGACAAGGCGCACGAGCTTGCGCTGATGGACAAACAACTAGAGCAGCAAAAAGTTATTGGCGCTCAGAAACTCCAGATGGTCAACGTCGAGGCTGACATCCGCGAGAGTGAGGCGCTTTTGAAACATGACGCTGGTCTTCAAAAGCGATCCAGCCAATGGATCGTTGATCTAGCAGCGAGTGTGCGCCCCATCGTAACATACCTTCTATTCGTAGAAATTTTTGTACTCACCTGGCTGTTGGCGCTCGACATGATTACGACCGAAATGTACCGGCTTGTGTTTAATAATGAGATGCAGGCCGTCTGGGCAGCAGTTGTGTCATTTTGGTTTGGTGCGCGGACCATGGCGCGTAAGCAGCAAACGTGAGCTACCTAGATCACTTGGTCGAAAAGCATTCTTGGGACGGGCACTGTAATGCGCGTGGGTTGGACATCATCAAAACCTTCGAGGGCTGGTCATCGACGCCATACCTTTGCCCCGCCGGCATTTGGACTATCGGATGGGGCGCAACCAAGTCGCTTGACGGTTCGCCTATTGCGAAAGATAGCCCTGAAATATCCCAAACTGAGGGCGAGGCTCTGCTGCGGATGGAACTCCGACACGCTGAAAGGGCTATTCGACTTTTGGTGAAGGTGCCTTTGAGCGAAAATCAATTTTCGGCTTTGTGCAGTTGGGTGTTTAATTTGGGAAGCGGTCGTCTGCAATCATCGACGTTGCGTTTGAAACTGAACCGAGGCGACTACGACGGCGCGGGCCAAGAGTTTTTAAAATGGTGCATGGCAGGCGGCAGGAAACTGCCGGGCTTGGTGCGCCGCCGGAAGGCGGAGCGTGAACTATGGGAGACATAATAAAATTTCCGGTCGAACCAACACCCGATGAGGTTCTGCAATAAAGCGTTGGCGGGGCTGAAATACCTCGAAGGCCATGGCGACCTGCTCGCGGGAAATGGCCAATTCAGCGGGGGGTTGGAAGCGGCTCATCACTCACCCCGAGCCTTGAGAATGGCGGCTTTGACTTGATCCTGCACTTCGTCGGGCAAATCGCAGAACGGGCCGCAATCTACAGCCGCCTCCAGCGCCGCCAGCAGTTCCGCGTTGACTTCGCGCAGGCGGTCGCGCTCGGCGGTGAATACGTCAAGAGCCTGCATCATCTCGTTGTGCTGCGTGTTCATGCTGTTCTTCCTTGATTGGCGGGAGTGGGGCGGCTAAGCCGCCCGCACCCGGTTAACTTCTTGCTCGTTAGTCGGACAGTGTTCTATATTCGACGGGGATACCGGCATTGCGTGCAGCTTCAATCCCGTATTCCATCCCCTTAGTCACCCCAAGGTCAGTGTACACAATTGAAGCCTCGGCGACTTTGCGCCACGCCAAACCAGCATCAATGCCCCATTGTCTTTCGTGTGGGTCATCATCATTCAGAATGTTTGGTTGTGTGTAGAGTAAGTGACTTGCAATCGGTGCCTCACCTCTGCATAAAGCATCACGGACGCACCGTTGAGCATATTCAGTATTTGCTTCAACATCACCCGCATACGGGCTTTCAATAATAACTAATCGCATATTCAATCCCTCGTTTCTAAAAACCTGCCACTCGCGGTCCCAGCTACGCACGGCTAGGTTACCCAGCGGCCCTATGATCTGTTCAGTGTGGTGTGCGCTCCATCAAATCGCAGAGGCTCCTAATCGAACTTGCGGAGCTTGGCCGCGAAGTCGCGCAGTTGTTTCACCTTTGGGGCGGGGACGTAGACGCAGACCTTTTTCATCCCCGCAGCCTTCATGCGCTCGTAGTAATCGCGCTGGCGCGTCTTCAAATCTTTCGCGCTCATTTATTAAGCGCCTTTAGCGTCGCTTTTGCGGATTTGCAGATCGGCAATACTTCTCGATCAAACCCGAACGGGTCGGCGTAGTATTCGGCGCGTGATCGAAAGTCTTGAACTGTCTCTTCCGCTGTGGTCGGCTCCCCCCAATCGGGGTCCGGCTGTGATATGTCTACATAGTAGTGAGCCTTTGTCTCCCGAACGATGGGAGGTGTTCTGGTTTCGCAGTCAACGCAATCGTCATAGAAGCGTTTGGGGATTCTAATGGTTGTCATGTGGCTAACTCCTTTTTCTGATTGTCGTTAGATTATAACAGTTAGCCTCTAACAAGTCAACCCCTAAAATAAACGCTCGTTTGTGTCAGCGCATACTGCCTGGCTGGTTAGCCGGGTCGGCGCGGGCTATCTCGGATACACGGCGGGGCGCTCCTACGACAAGGCCAAGATGTTTAAGACCAGCCAATGCGAAGCTGGGACGTAGGTGATGATCTCGTTCATCGGTTCGGCAAGTGCTGCGCCAGGAACCGGCGGCACAGCGCACGGTATGACGGGGTTGATGGGGCGTTGCATGACAGTACGTCTAACGCTTCGCGGATTA